TTTTTTAATTGTAATGAACAAGCTAAATGCAAAGGTGTTTGATTATTTTTATTTGGTTTATCAATATCGGCATTATTCGAATATAGAAATTTAATAACATTTAATTTAGAATGTTCAGTAGCTAGTCTAGAATCTATATTGATTACTTCGTGAACCAAAGAATTACCCATTTCATTTGTAATATCAAGAGAAATTTGATTATTTAAGGCAAATTGTGAAATTTCATGGGTATCTAATTTTAATACTAAATCAAACAACTCTAAATTTTTTTTTGAATCAACCGTTTTTTGAATTCTATATGGTTTATCAAATTTATTCATATTAATTATATTAATAAAAGTGATAAAATATTTAACTTAAACTTAAATAAATTTTAAATATATAATTATTTTTTACATGCGCAGCTAGAACCTGGTAAACCACTTAAAGGTACACATTTACCATGAACAGAGCAAGTGTTTATTTTTTCTTGATAAGCTCTTTCTCTGTTTATAATAGTATCACCATGAACTTGTAAAAATCTTTTGTATTCTTGTGCAGAACCAATTTTATTTACATTTCGAATATATTGATCAAAAACTCTAGAATCTAAATAATTAGTTACAAATCTACCATCTTGCATTAAAGGAGGGCATCCATTTTTAAAATAACGGTTATCCATTTATATATATTTAATTAGATATTTTTTTTAATTATTTCCTAATATATCTTGGATTAATTCCTGTTTAGTTTTTGATTTTTGTTGTCCATTAATTTTTCTTGATAATGTTATTCCTAATTTTGAAGCCATATTCTTAATATCAGCTAATTTTAATTCATTTAATTCATTTTCTTTTGACTCAGCTAATTTTGATTCATTTTCTCTTGACTCAGCTAATTTTGATTCATTTTCTTTTGACTCAGCTAATTTTAATTCAACTTCTTTTGACTCATCTAATTTTAATTCATTTTGATCAGACTTGTGTGACTGTTCGGATGATTTAGAAGACATCTCTGATAATTGTTTTTCTTTTTCCATAATTATATCATCTATCTCTTGTTGTTTTGATTTATTACTTTTTTCGGATTCAGATGATAAATCATTAATAATATCATCCATAGTTGATTTTAGATTTAGTTTATTAGCTTCAACGCTATCAATTAATGAATTTTGAGCTGAATCAAATTGTTCATTATCATTAGAATAAATAGCAAGATGTTTTGAAGATTCAGATTCAGTTTCAACTTCAGTGGTAGTATTATCATCTTGTTCCTCAGACGATGTATATGCATCATCTGAAGAAGAACTATATAGTTCCTGATGTGAAGAAGATTTGTCTAAAGGAATTTGTTTTGGTACTTGTAAAGATTGACTAACTAAATCTAAGTTAATAACTTTTTCAGGTGATTTAGATTGAATATTATTTTTAACACTTGGTAGTTGTAAAACTGGTTTTTTAACTGATTCAATCATTTTAGGTGCAACAGATTCATTTGTTAATTTTTTTTGATTTAATTCAGTTTCTATTTTATTTACTTTACTTCTTAAAAATTCAACTTCTCTATATATAAAATAAACAACTAATGTTAATCCTAACAAAATTAAAAATTTATAGTCAAAAAATTTCATATTATTATTTATAAAGATTCTTATTATTACATAAACTCACTATGTTTCTAAATATTTTCTATTATAAAATAATGGATCGTAAAAATATATTATTATTGATTGTATTATTTATATATGTTTACACTTTAACATTCCAAGAAAAAAAATGTAAAGTAGAAAAATTTACTGATATTGAGAAAAAAGACATCAAAGAAAAAATAACTTTTGGTTTAAAAATAATTGATAAAATATTCAATGAACATAATATATATTATACAGCAGCATATGGAACATTATTAGGAGCAGTAAGACATTGGGACATGATACCATGGGATGATGATGCAGATTTGAATATTTGGAGGAAAGATTTTAATAAAATAATGAATTTAAAAGATGAATTTAAATCTCATGGATTGATACTAGAAGCTAATTGGAAATTAATAAAGGTATATTTTGATACTAAAAATAAATTTCCATTTATTGATTTATTCATAAATGAACCTAAAAATGGTAAATTAATAAGATGTTCAGAACCATTTGAGAAAAAATGTACAGAAATTGATAGAATAAATGATTGGTGGTGGAAATGGATTGATTATCCAAGTAAATGGATAGAACAACGAAAAAGATTAAAATTCGGTTCAATAGAAATATGGGCTCCAAAAGATCCAAAAAAAGTTTTAAAATTTTGGTATGGAAAAGATTGTCTAACTAAATGTGAAACACCACAAATAGATCATATATCAGGTGATTATGTAGATGTAAAAAAATTTGATTGTGGTAAATTACCTCCCGCGCAATTATAAAAATATTAAAATATTTAGTTTTTTTTCTAATATTATTTAATGATATCTTCCAGTGATATACAAAATACTAAGGTTGATTTAACTCTTGTTTCAACAGTTTTAGTTGTATCAAATTTAGTTTCAAATCAACTGTCTAAATCTAAATTATTTGATGAACCTTGGCAAAATTCTGCAGTTGCCACTCTATTAGGTTTTGCATTACATGGTTTACTTACTAATAAATTAACAAGTATGGTAAACAAATCTCTATGCATTAAAAACAAAGCATTAGCCACTTCAGTGGGTGATTTCTTTAAATTCGGTACTGTTTTTGTTGCCCAAAGAGCAATTGGTAACTACATTGAAAACAAACCTATCGTTTTTGATGAAAAATGGGCTATGGGTTCAGGTTTAGTAATTGCTGGTTACACTGCCTTTAACTTTATTGAAAATATGGTTCCTCGTGTTGAAAAAAAATATCAACCTTTAGTTAATGATTTAGTTAAAGTATCAATGGGTGCATTAACAGCTAACTATTTTATGGATGGCACCATTACTAATGCTCACTTAATGTCATTAGCTGCTACTTTAGCCGGTTTCACCGCTTTCCATCTCTTAACTAAACAATATGTAGTTCCCAAGGAAAAGTTTTCTGAACAAGGTGGATACTCTATTTTACCAGTTGAATACATGTCTGAATAAATTTTTTATAAATAATCAATTTTATAAAATGTTTAATTATTATTTAAAACCTAGTTAGTATTAATTACTAAATGACAGGAGGCTTACTTCAAATAGTTACATCTGGTAAACAAGATATTTATTTAACAATTAATCCAGAAATAACATTTTTTAAGAAAGTATTTAGAAGATATACTAATTTTTCTTTAGAATTAATTGAATTTTTACCTGATTATCCACCAAATTATAATTCACTTGTAACATTTAATATTAATAAAGGAGATGCTATTCATAGATGTTATTTAGAAGTAGAAATAGATAAAATGGTATTTGAAGATGATTTAATTACTAATGAAACATATACTGCTAGAAAAGAATTATTAAAGAGTAATAATCAAAAACTACAAAAACAATGGTATGATATTTACATTAATTTAAAAAATTACGTTGATATAGAGATAGTATTATATAGAAATTTAAAAAAATTATTAGATTTGGATAATGTAAATATTAATTCTCTTAAAGATGAAGTAATAAGATATAATTATAGAAATAAAAATTATAAAGATCAATATAAAAATAAAGTAGATGAATTAGTTTACAATAAAATAGATATATCTGGATATATAAATTCAATAAATAAATTAGTAACTAATGAAATATCTTTTGATACAACTAAATACATTAACAAATTAGAAATATCAAATAATTTAGATCAATTGTATAATAACATAGTTGAATACTTGAATTATTATAATATTAATTATATCAAGTATACTGATGAATTAAATAAAAAAAATCAAATAAATTTTAATTTTGTAGATTATTTGGGACATAATTATTTTTTGAATTTTTTTTTAGAAATAGGTGGAGTTGAAATACAAAAATACTCAAATGATGTATTACATATTAATCAAATGCATAAAATAAAACAAGATCATATGGATAATTATATGGAAATGATTGGATATATTCCATCATTAAATGAATTTAATAGCAAAGAAAAAGGTAATACAAAAATAATTATTCCATTAAATTTTTGGTTTAATAAGGATACAGGATCATCATTACCATTAGTAGCATTACAATATTCAAATATAGTAATAGGAGCAAGAATAAATGAAATTAAAAATATAATATCATTTCAAAATTTTGAAAAAATGTTTGATGAAATTACTATATTAACAGTTGATTCAAATAATGGTTATATAGTTAATAAAAATTTATTGATAAATAACTACAAAATAAACTTAGATTCTAAGAGCATAACCTATAATTGTTTATATATAAATGATGAATTTTTAAAAGTAAAATATTCAGAATTATCGGAAAATAATAGACTAACTATTCTTCAAAATAATGGCACATTATATACTAAAAATCAGATAACAAAAATAATGAATCCTATTTTAGATGATTTAACAATTGAAAATATGAATGGATTATCAGGAAATGATACAGAATATATAATTAATAAAACACAATGGGTTGGATTTATGAATGATATAACAAATATAAATTATATAAATATTGCCCCTATAATTGGATCATATTATCCATATATTGATTACAATAAATATTTTAGCAAAATAACTTCAGTAAATCCAAATCCTAAAATAAAATTAATTGCTGAAGCAGTTTTTTTGGATGATATAGAAAGAGAAAAATTTGCAGATTCAAAATTAGAATATGTAGTTGAAACTGTAAATGAAGATATATTTAACATTAATAATCAAAATCAATTTGAATGTGAATTAAGTTTTGTAAAACCAATAAAGGAATTAATATGGTATATACAACCACAAATATATTTTGATAAGTTATCAAATTATGGTCAAAATATTAATTTATTATTTGATTATAAAAAATATTTTAAAAATGATCCAATACAAAGTCAAAAATTAACATTTAATCAATTAGATTTATTAATAGACAAAGTTGATATGAATTATTATACTTATTTAATGTCATATAAATTTTTAAATAATATATTACCAGAAGGTTTATATTATTATTCATTCTGTTTATATCCAGAAGAATCACAACCATCTGGTGCTTTTAATTTAAGACAAATAAAAGGAAAACAGTATAAATTGGAATTGAATACAAATTATTTAACTGAACTAGAAAATTTAATAAAAACTTTAACAAAAAAATCAAATACAAAAAAAATATTTTTATTAAAATTTATAGCAAAAACTTATAATTTTTTTACTATTGAAAAAGGAAATGGTAAACTATTATTTGGTTATTAGAAACCAGAATATAATTTAATGTCATCTATTTCTGTTTCTGAATCGAAATTAATAGTATTAATATTTATAATTAGTGGATTATATAAATTATTTAACTTAATACAAACTAAATTATATGAATCAAATAATTTTATTGTTTGATTTAATAATTCATTAAACTTATCAAAAATAACAACAATATATTTAATTATATTTTCATTTGACAATGTAATAAATTCATTAATTTTAATTAATGGAATTCCTAAAGTTAGAAATAATTTTGAACCAAATATATTTAAAATACTAATTAATCTTTCAATTAAATCATCAATTATTATATTTCTATCTATTTTATTATTTTTTAGAATTGATCCAACTTTATAATGTAATGGCATTCCTCCTTTTGAACAATCATATAAACTCAAAAAATAATTTTTTGTATTTGAAAGAAAATCAATTTGTTCATTTAATGGTGAATTCCAGAACTTTTTATTATCAAAAACATCATACCATTTTTTAAGTGTAATAACTAATGAAATTTTTTTACCCATAAATTTATAAAAATCATTCAAAACAGTCCAAGATAAATGTTTATATTTTAATTCTGAAATAAATATATTTTTTAAATTATATCTAGTACCAATATTAGTATGATATTTTAAGAAAATCCTTAAAATTATACTAAAATTAATATCATCTATTTCATTATTATATGAAATTAATTTAAATAAAAAAACAAGTGGATACTTAATCTGACTTATCTCATTACAAGTTTTTTTAATATCTATATTTTCCATTAGAATAACTTTGAAATAAATAAATAACAAAACGATATTTATCTAAATAAAGGATTTTTAAATCCACAGTTGCATTTTTGAGTTGAAAATCTTTCTCGACATTTAGGACATAAAATTGAATTTGCTGGATTAATTATTTTAACTGGATCTTTTTTTATTTCAATTTTAGTTTTATTTTCAGATCCCATCATATCTAGTACGGATACACAAGCATTACATATAATAGAACCATTTCGTAAATTGGCAATATTATTAGATGATTTACTATTTTCATCAGGTTTAATACAAGTAATATTACACATAGAACAATTCATTAGGTATTTCATCATCATATTTAATAAAATTAAATCAATTTTTATATTTAATTTTGTTACTGGTTGAAAATTTTTTAGAATTAAATTTTTTTTTTATATTTAATAATATAGATAAATATGGGAAGTAAACAAATTTCTTTACCTGAAAATATATATAATATTAATAGTTTTTATGAAAAAAAATTTATTTCTCAAGAAGATAATCCATTTAAGTTTTATAAAAAAATTTATAACGTAGATGTATTCTTGGCAAAAAACATAAATAATTTGAATTATTATTACATTGATTTTCCAATAAATAAAAACATAAATCCAAATTTTGTTATAAAGTATTTTAAGAATATTGATTATAGGAATGCATTTTCCCATGAGTCTTTAAGTTTTTATTTAACGAGTAAAACTAGTGAAAATAGTTGGAAAGAAGATGAAATATATAAGGGGCATAAAACTAACTATCATGTTTTAATGACAAATTTTAATATTTTTTTTTATAATGATGTAAATATTTTTAATACTAATGTATCTCAAGCAAAATACTATATGAGTTATAAAATTTTTAGTAATCCCAATAATTATATTTTAAGATTCGAGTTAGTTTTAAATAACATGGATTTAGATCAAGATATTGATATTAATGTTTATGTAAATATGATTTATAATTTATTGAAAACAATTCATAAAAAATTTAAAATTAATTTAGATATAGTAATTGAAGAACCCGAAATTAAACCTCAAGTAGAGACACCAAAAATAGAAAAATCATGGTGGGAATCATTTGCATGGTGTTCAAATAGTAGAAAAGAAAAGCCTACTTTTGTTGATGCAGAAACTCAAACTAACATAAGTTTAGAGGTTAATAAAAAATGAAATTTAACTATATAAACATTTAATTTAATTAACTATTAATAAATTAAATGGGTGTACCAGGATTTTTCTTATGGTTAATGAAAAGCTACAAAAAAGAAGGTTTTGTTTTTTCAAAAGAACGACTTTCAATAGTAGATATAAAAAAATTAAATAATCAAGAACAAATTGATAAAGCATTAAAAACTAATTTATATGTTGAACCTTTATTATATGATGTTAATTCGATTGATTGGTTTTTAAAAAATGCCAACTGTTTAATTCATCCAGTCTGTTTTAAGGTTGTAGCTGAAAATCCAGATCTAAAAGATAATGCAAAATTAGAAGCCAAAATGATGATATCAGTTTTAAGTTATTTAGATAAAATTATTCAATATGTTAATCCAAAAAAAGGAGTATATTTAGCAATAGATGGGGTAGCACCAGTAGCTAAAATCAAACAACAAAGATCAAGAAGATTTAAATCTATAGCTGATAAAAGTTTATGGGATAATATTAAGAAAAAGCATTCTCAACCAACTGGAAATTATTGGAATAACAATGCAGTTACACCAGGAACTACATTTATGGAGAATTTACATAATCGGATTATCGAATGGAGTAAAAATAAAACCATTGAAATTATTTATTCCAGCTGTTTTACACCAGCAGAAGGTGAACACAAGTTATTACAATTTATTAGATCCAATCAAAAGTCTAATGTCAATTATTCATATGTTATTTATGGATTAGATGCTGATTTAATTTTCTTAGCATTATCAACAGAATCTAATTCAATATATTTATTGAGAGAAGCAAATGAAATTAATAAAAATGAATCCAAGGAAGTATTAAATTATGTAAGTATTAAAATTATGAGAGAATCGATAGTAAATACAATGACAAAATATGTTTTGGAAACAACTGATGAAAAATTATATGGATTTGATAAAATGGATCCAACAAGATTAGTTAATGATTTTATTTTTATGTGTTATTTTTTAGGCAATGATTTTTTACCTCATATTCCATCATTAGATATTCATCGAGATGGTATAGAAAGTTTAATAGTAGCATGGGCTGAAACAATGAAGGAATTAATTTTAGATAATAATAAGTTAGTATATTTATTAAATGAAAAGAAAGATCTTCAAAGTAAAACTCTAAAAAAAGTGAATGCTGATTTTATAAATAAATTTATTAACAAGTTAGCATTATCAGAAGAAGGTATTCTAAAAGATAATTTTGCAAAAGGTCGTAAAAGAATGAAATGCGATGGTAGTAAAACACCTTATGAACAAGAAGTATTTAGAATAGAAAATTTACAGTTTAAGATAGATGATCCAATTAGTTTAGGATCAGATGAACCAGAAAAATGGAGAGCAAGATATTATAATCATTATTGGAATGTTAAATCAGATGAACTTGAAGAATTTAGTCAACAATTAGTAAGACATTATTTGATAGGTGTAAAATGGGTAACACAATATTATTTTGACAAGTGTCCATCATGGGATTGGTATTATCCATTCGAACATCCGCCATTTATATCAGATATAGCAAAGTATTTAAGTAAAATAGATATTAATAAAATGAAGTTTACAATTGGAAAACCTTTAAAGCCATTTATGCAATTATTAGCGGTTTTGCCCCCTCAATCAAATTATTTATTACCAATAAATTTAAGAAAATTAGTATTGAATCAAAATTCATCAATTGCTTTCATGTATCCAATTGAATTTGAACAGGATTTTATAAATAAGAAAAAATATTGGATGGGTATACCAAAGTTACCACCTTTAGATTTTGATATGTTGAAGCATTCGTATTTTAAATATGAAAATGAAATCAAGAAAGAGGATGTACAAAGAAACGAGTATAAAAACCCATATGAATTTAATATAAAATTGTAGAAAACTATATAAAACGTCATTAGGTTAAGAATATAAAAAAATATAATATAGATTAATTAATGGAAAAAAAGAATCAAAAATCCGATATTAAAACTGAAAATTCAGAATATAAAAACTATAATTTAATTCCAGAAAGAATTAATACTATTCAAAGTATGGTTGGAAAAAATAGTATAGAATCAATAATAGATTTTAAAAATTCTACTGAATCATTTGAATATCCAACTAATTCTGAAGACATTCGAGAATTACTACCAAAAAAATATATAGATTTTGGTAAGGCGATTAATGAACTTGGTGGAAAATTATTATATATAAAAAGTGGATCAACAGGACATACTTTTAAAGGAGTCCATCCACCCCCTAATGAAGATAATAAACAACCATATGCTGTCAAAATAGTAGCTTATCCAAAAAAAGAAAATTATGGAGATATGTATAATATTAAAAGACCTGAAAATACTGAATTATTGATGATAAGATTGTTATCATATTTTGTAATTAATAAACAAACACCTCATATTGTTTTACCAGTAACTACATTTAACACCAGTATAAAACCATTTTTAAGTTTAACAAAATCAAATATTGTAAATAATAAAAAATTTGAGCAATTTGTAGAAAGATATGAAAAAGGAGAATATTATCAAAATGTTTCTATTTTAGTCAGTGAGTGGGCAAATGGTGGAGACCTATTAGATTATATTAGAAAAAACTATAAATCAATGAAGGTAAAACATTGGAGAACAATATTATATCAAATATTATCAGTATTAGCGATTATTCATACTAAATATCCTTCATTTAGACACAATGATATGAAAGCCAATAATATATTAATTCATAATATAGATGTGGATGAAGAAAATAAGAAATATTTATATAAAATAAATAATCAAACTTATATTGTACCCAATATTGGTTTTCAAATTAAATTATGGGATTTTGATTTTGCATGTATTCCAGGAATAGTAGATAATTCAAAGGTTGATGCTGAATGGACAAATAAAATTAATGTAAAACCTGAACAAAATAGATATTATGATATTCATTATTTTTTAAATACATTAACAAAGAAAGGTTTTTTTCCAGAATTTTGGACAGCAGATGAAATACCAGAAAAAGTAAAAGATTTTTTTAAAAGAGTTGTACCAGATAAATATCGAGATGGTAAATTAATTTCAGATAGAGGTAGAATATTGGTAAATGATGAATATTTAACCCCTGATGAAATTCTTAAAAATGACAAGTTTTTTAAAGTTATGAGAAAATAAATTGTATATTATTTATTTTAACATAATTATGAATATTCTTCAGAAGATATTTCATCAATTGTTGGAATTAGACTGTTATCAGTATCATTCATAAATGCTTCACTATTAGACTGAGGTCTAATAAATAATTCATCAAAATTTTCTCTAGGTACAAAATGATTATTAAAAGATTCATTCATTTTAGTATTATTTTTATTATTTCTTTCAATAGCTTGTTGTTGATTTTTATTAGGATTAATTGGATTTTTGATACGACTTTGATTTCTGGGTGATGATTCTAATTTATAAGCACTAACAATTTTCTTTTCTTTATTTATACCATTTGGATGAATTCTATTAGCAAGTCTAATATTGGTAATAGTTAAAAATCCAGACTTCATATGATTTTGATAAAATTTATCTTCTCGTAAAAATGATTCTATATTAATTACAACAGATCCAATTGATTTGTTATGATATGAAACATCAGAACTAAAATTAAATGATTCTAATTCTTTTCCTCTTGGATTTTCATAATAAACAATTTGATCTATGAGTTTCAAATTTGAGAATTTGTATCCAGAACAATTAAATATGCGTTCTAAATGAACAATTATTTCTTTTATGAGTTCATTTGAAGCTTTCATTTTTTTTCCTCTAGAAGCTGTTAATTCATAAATATTAATGTTAGGTGTTACCATATTATTAATAAATCTGTATAATCTATAAGTTTCATCATCTAATTCATTAATATCATTTTGGTTAATATAAGCAAAATCTCTTTGAGAGTCATAAGGTACTTGAGGTACATTAGAATAAACTCCTTTTTTATTAGTATAAGTAGCTCCAATAAATTTTTCTGTATTACAACCTGTAAAAAGTCCTTTTATGGTATTTAATATTTGACCATTTGTTAAATGATTAATTACAAATATCATTATAACTAGGATTAAAATTTTATTAATCATATTCATCAATATACTATATTTTTATTACCTAGATATTTATTTTTTTAATTAAATTTACACGTTTAAAAAATTAATTAAAAAAAAAAAAAATTTACCGAGGCTTTTGAGTATTTGTTGGAGCTACAACTGCCTTAGGTGCTGGTCTAGGTACTGGTTTAGGTGGTACTGGTTTAGGTGGTGCTGGTGCTTTTGATGCAACCATTTTCTCCATTTGTTTAACTTTTTGTTTATTAATCATATGAATAGTAATTAAGAAAGCTGCAGCAATCATAATTGATAATTGAGGATCATTATTTCCACGATAAATTATATAAGAAATCATAACAAGACGAAAGATTGGATTTTCAAATAATTTTTGAATAAATTTAGGTAATTTAGGACGAGCTAATGCAGCATACATACCTAAAATTAAAGAAAGTACAGGTAAAACTAATTTGTTTTCATGTACCCATCCTAGATTATTATTGACCAATGAATCAAAAGAATTCATAATATAAATATAATTAGAAATAATTATATTAAAAATTTTTTAATTTATAATTTTTTTTTAAGTTTTCTAACAGAATTTTTTCTTGCTTTTCTAATACATTTAGAAATTTTTCTTACTCTACGTTTATTAATCATATGCATAGTAATTAAGAATGCAACTGCTATCATAACTGATAATTTTGGATCGTTATTTCCACGATAAATAATATATGCTATCATTGCTAGACGAAATATTGGATTTTCAAATAGTTTTTCAATGAATTTTGGTAATTTAGGTCTGGCTAAAGCAGCATACATACCTAAAATTAAAGCAAGAACAGGTAGCACAACTTTATTTTCATGTACCCATCCTAAATTTTTGTTCACTAAAGAATCAAAAGAATTCATTATATATAAATAAAATTAGAAATAAATTTTATAGATTTTTATTTAGCATTTATTCATAGCCATCTAAAGCTTCGGCATTACCATCAATATCATCATCTTGTTCATAATCATCAATATCTAAAGAATTAACAGCTTCTTGTTCTGAATATTTTTCATCTTTTTGATTTGGATCATCAATTTCTTGTTGAGTTAATAATTCTTGATAATGTCCTACAATTTTTAATTTTTCATCAATATAAGGTGTTTCATTAATTAACAAAAAGTCAAATTTTCTAACATTATAATTAGAATAAGGTCTATAATATAGATTAAATAAATATTTAATAATTTTAATTATTAAGTGTGCCAATTCGGATTGTATAACAGGTTGTTTATTATAATCTAGTAATCTATTAAAATTATATACTAAATAAAATAGTAATTTAATATCTGAATTATTTAATGAATTTATAATATTGATATCCAAATAATTTTTATTTAATTTAATGTTAATATTATCAGGAATATTATATTTAACAGGTAATTTTAAATTTATGTATTTATAGTGTTTAAATATATTATTATGATTTGTTTCATCTTTCAAGTTAAACTTTTTTAATTTTTTGGTAAATTCATTCAATATTTCTTTTTCATCGGTATTATATATAGATGTAATATTACCGCTATTTCTTATATTGTGAATTATTGATTGTGCACGCAGAATTATTTGTTTTAAATTATTCATTCTATTTCTAATAATATCTAATATTATATCTTTACTGTTTTCACCTAGTTCTTTTGGTAAATTTTTTTGAAATTCTTTATTAATATGATAAATATTTTGATACTGATTTTCATATCCTAAATACATAATACAATCTTTAATAGATAATTCTATTTTTAATGAAGAATTGTTTCTACTTTTTTTAATTATTTTGTTATCTTCACTATATCCCAAGTATTGCATCGTAATTGAATCATAATATACATAAACTTTATTAGCTTTATCTTTATAATATAAAACATCTTTATTAAATGAATTATGCATAGGAGCTAATAATATTTTATCTTCTGATGATAAAACATAAATATTTTCTTTAATACTATTTCCAAAATAATCATGATCTATTATATAGACTGTTTCTTTTAAATAAATTATTTTATCATTAATTTTAATTTTTGATCCTAATATTTTACTTAATCTATCAACAAAATTATAAATATAATTTTCTAATTTATTATTAGTTTCAGTTTCAAAACGTTTTAATAATTTATTAATTATTTTTTTAGAAACTTTATTATCTTTTTCAATATTTTCATTATATTTTCTGATATCATTTATTTCATTAATTGTTTTTTCTGTTAATTTAACTTCTAAGCTTTTCTCTAATTGTTTTAATTCTTTTTCTGATGGTTGCCATTCTTCAATATTCTTATTACATTTTAAACATATATTATTAGTACCTATTTCATGTAAATCACCATTTAAACAATATTTTTTGGCTAGTTTTTTATTATTAATAATTTTTATTTTATCTAAATATTCAAAATTAGATTTTTCACTAGATGATGTTTCAATATCTTTTAAAAGAAGATTGTAAGATTTTGAACATAAACTACATACCAAGTCACCAGACTTACTTGACCATGAATGAAACTTTCCATCAGGACAATTTGTTAAAATATCAACTGTATTATAATCACTATTTTGAGGTACTTTTTCTAATTCACTGACTGAAAAATCACAAACTTCTCTTTGTTTTTCAACAATTTTAAATTCTAAATCTAATGGAACAGAACCTATTTTTTTACTAAAAAAAGTTATTTTCTTAGTAGTTTCATCAAATTTAATATTTTTCATAGCATTTACTTCAACACGTTTTAATAATTGAGTATCATTAAATGTATGATTTAATTTTACACCAATTCTATTATTAATAATTTCATATAAAAAGTTTTTATTTGTTTCAAAATTAGCTTCTGTAATACTATTAATCAAATCAATAACAGTATGTATTATACTTTTTTGAATATTAATTAAATACATTTGTTTATCTTTAGCTTCAGTAGAACTGTCATTATATAACCATAATCTATTTGCAATTAACATTCCTGATAAATAATATAAAACATAAGAAAACAATGGTAATTTATTTAATTCAATTTTTTCTTTTTGATTAATTCTTAAAAAAATATTTGAAAAAAAGTTAGAACCTATTTTTTGAAACAAAAAGAAATTATATCTTTTATCCTCTCTTAAACTAAGAATTTGACCAGAATTAATTTCTGTTAAAATTATAAATATTAAATATGTCATGATGTTATTATATTTGATAATTTTATAATAATCTGTTTCTTGTGATGTTGTTAAGAAAATTTCATCTTTTAATTCAAAGAAGAAAAGATTAGTTAATTCTTTATTAATACCATATTTTTTACTTGATTGTTCTATTCTATCTTTTGGTTGTTTTCTTAACCAGTCAGTATGAACCAATATTAAATCAATAACATCTTTAATAATCATTTTTCTCCTTAATTTAATTACTGGTGTATTACCCAAAAAAGCTAATATATCAGTTGAAAAAGCAAATTTTTCTATGTTCTTTTCTATGTTTCTAATGGTTCTTTTATATTTGGAATATTTTGATAATTCTTCTAAATTTTGATTAACTGCCAGTGATGTAGTTAAAAATGTATCTAATTCCTCAATATATGTACCCTCAACTACATATTTTTGAACTTGTGCAATTTCATTACATGATTTACATATATATTCACCCCTATCGTTTTGTTTAACATATTGTTTTACAAATTCAAAAACAGCTTGATTAAAGTCATCAGATTTCTTTGATATTTTCATAATATTTCTCCATCTCACATAATGCTGACATATAGGTATATTTTTTTGAGACATTTCTAATGATAAATCTATTTTTTCAGAACCTATTTCTACAGTACTAGAAACTAGTTTCTTAATATTTATAATAGGTAATTTTATGATTTTTTCTCTCTTTCCAGGAATTAATGAATCAACATCATCTGCTTCAATAGTAAGTTCTGGTATTTTGTCTATTATAACTTTTTCAATAATTTCATTCTTAATGCTTGGTATTAAATTAAAATCAAAATATTTTTTAGTATAATTTTTTATTATTTTATCAAATGACCAAATATTTAATTCTGATGTTTTACTAATATAATAATTTATTTTATTTTGAACTAATGTAATATAATTATTATAAATTTCTCCAATCATTATTTCTATATTACGTTTTACATCATCTACACTATAATTAATATATGAATCTAATTTTGGTTTATCTTTAGTATTATCAAACATCCAATAATATATCTTCTTGTTTGGTTCATTAAATGTCTTTTTCATTATTTCTGTAAATGCCATAAAACCATTTTCATCATTTGTTACCTTTCTTACATCTAATAAATCTTTAGCTTCGAAACAATTTAATTTAATTTTTGATGGATTCCATGCAATACCAATAATATTAATATCAATATTATCGTGTCCAATTCTTAATTCAATTGGTGTTTTTAATTGTGATCCTTTATATTTCATATTAGTAGCTCTAATTCCTTGTATTGTTTTTGAAGGACGAATTTTAATTCCATCTTTAGAAAAATTTTTAAAATTAACATAAGCATATTTACGTAAATTTTCTAAATCTACTAATAAATCATAATCTGTTGTACTCTCTGAAATAAGCAATTTTTGAATAATTTTTATTTCTTCATCGTCATTATATAAAACTGCCATTTTGGGATCTAATGGTTTAAAAAATAATTTTTCAGTTTCTAATTTTATTTTTGGATTTTTCTCCATAATTGCAGAATAATAATTTCTTACATTATTCATTTTACTTATAATATATTTAATTTTAGTTGCATCTCTTTCTTTAATATTATCAGATTCTATTAATGATTCAGGATCATATTTTTCAGTATCTTTATGATAACGTAAAAAATCTTCAGTTATTGGTATAATAATTTCATTTGAAAAAAGATAGTTAATGAAATCTTTT